GGGGCGGGAAAGTGGGAACAGCCAGCGGTATCTTGGAGAGTCCGCAGTAGAAGTATGAGTAGTATGGACAAAGTACTCGTAATCATACAAAGCTTCATAGTCTTCCACATCATGGCTTGTAGCAGAGTCGGCATCAATCGAAAGTATATATCGGCACTGAAGATTCGACTTTGCTCTACGGCTGTTTGTAAACTGACCGGCGACATATCCACCGACATCTTTTACATCAGTACGCTGCTCATTCGTCATCGCACGATACTCATCAAGTGTTTCATCCGTAATAACGGCCGTCTTCAATCTATCACGGAACTCTTCCCAGGTGGTATGGACATCAGAACCGAGAGATGATTTTCTGTTTTGAAACTCAGTTATTACGATATCCAAAATGGGATTCACCCTTTCGTTACAGGATCTGAAATTAACTCCGTATATTTTTCTCCGTATTTTTCAGCGATACGCTGGCGGGAAACGGATGGTTTAAACCCACACTTTTCGCATTTCCGATTTAATTGAGCGCAGTCAACTCCCTCAGTAAAGAAGCAGTAGTCCATCCAATCATCGGGTCTTTTCTTCTTAGCCATTGTCACACCCCCCTATCATAAAATCTTGCTCTTGAATTATACGTGTCCGTACATTCTGGATGTACTTTCCGCATCCATGCCAGGGCTTCCTGATGAGATACATTAGCAAGGGAAGCCAATACCGGAGCATACATGCCTGGTACATATACTTTTTCCATCTCTTCAATTCCCTTGAAGTTAACAGTCCGAACTTTATAATACTTATGCAGCCTCTCCATTTTATCGAATTCAGTACAGAGGCATTCACAATCATCCGTTGGAGGGCATGGTCTTCTCTTCCCTGTAATCAGCATATAATCACAGGACTCTGATACAGGGGCATAGTAATAACACTCATAATGACGGCACATACTTTAAACCCCCTGAATCTCTCCACCGCATGCCGCATACCCGGCAAGATCAATCCAGTTATCAGCTTTAATCTGACCGGTAGATATCCGAGCTATCTTCAGAAGAGCAAGCATCGCAGCTACATCAGCCGGGGATAGAAAGTTTAGCTCATGCTTATTCATCAGATAAGAATTCCACAAAGCTGCTATAGTTACAAAACTTCTTTCCGGAGAACCATACTGATTGTCACGATCCCCATTCACACACTTACCAGCCTGCTCAAGTATTTCCGCTCTTGTCATGGATTTAGTACCTCACTTCTGTATTTTATTATGCCCGGTTTGTTAAGCCAGTTCGCACAATCCTGTAATGCACGGATATGTTCGTAATACATTTGCCTAATACTGATGGGTCGTTCTTTCGCTTCACGCTTCGTTTGATTTACAATGAGATAAATGTCCGCCCATCTTTTACGCTTAACATATCTTTGATAGAGAATAACTCGCCGTATCCCGCCGAGTTCCTGCATAGGGATCTCTGTCAGAAAGGACTCAACGCTTATCCGTTTCTGGTCATACAATATCTTCCAGTATGCGGATTTAGCTTTCGCATCCGCAAGAGAAGCGAGAAGTTCGTTCCTGTCTTCACCACCACCGGAAGGCATACCGTTGATACTTGTCGTTGTTTTCTCCGCTCTATCCTGTAAAGCACGAGCTAAACTATCCTTATCAAAAAGAATGCTTCGATACAATTCGGGAGAAATAAGGAACGATCTTACATGGCTCGCAGTAATCTCGATAGCGCATCACTCCCTTTATTCCAGGATATTGCCCGATCATCAATGTACAAATCCGCACCTACCTTCCGACTATTATAGCCGAACATCTCTGTTGTTCCTGGAATGTTATCATTCAATGCATCAAACTCAAGACCCTGATTCCGGCACCATTGAACCGCTTCATCAAGAACGATTCCTTCACGGCTAGTCCAAAGAATAAGCTGAATGCCCATAGTCCTTGCAAGCTTCAAAACATTAATTAAATCGGTATTCGCCGGTCCGATATTAGGATAGCGGCCGAAGTGAAGAGTACCATCAAAATCGATTGCCCATATCTTCTGGCGTTCTTTCTTTTTCTCTTTCGGTTTTTTCTCCGGTTCTTTTTTCGGAGGATGAGAAAGAGCATACCGCACAGCAGGATTTTCAGTCTTTGGAATTATCTTCTGCGGCCTCAGATTTTTCTTCATCTTTCTTCTCCTTATTAAAAATGTTGTGATACCAGTAGAGAACGGCTTCATCCTCTGACACGAAGTAGAGGTCGTCAACATACATTGCCATTGCTACCCAATCCGGACCAAAAGCATACCGCTTCTCATCACCGGAAGTAGCCACATACATTGCTAAATCTTTCATATAAACTCCCATCTAAATCCAAACGCTGTAGGTCTTCTGCCGTGACAAACATCAGAAATATGTTTGTAGGATTGACCTACAGAATTCCCAGCGGCTCTCAGGCTTGGGAACTCTTCTCCTGTATCTACATTCCGAACTTTCTTCTTCTTAGCTTTCTTACTCAGCTTCTCTTTTGTTTTTTCTGAAGTAGGTCTGTGCCGTTTCTTCGCAGCTTCAGAAATCTTTCTTATCGTTTCCTCGCTTACTCTCTTTTTGGATATTCCACCATCTTCTATATTATATCCTTTAGAGCGATCCTTCGTTTCTAGAGATTCGATATAGTACGTTTCAAGGAGAGACGCTTCCATAGGGGTAACATTCTCTGCAAGAATCTCTGTCGTGATATTATCCCATCCGTATTTGTTAATCGCCCTGGTTATATATCTGTTCTTCGTATACCCACTGTGGATTCTCTCACGAAGGCATTTGGAAGTAATACCTATATAAGACTTACCGCTTGGAGTTGTATGCTTATAGACAATAAATCTCTTCCTGCTCATTCGCCCGTTTACAAATCCTCATCAGCTCTAAATAAGCAAGAAGAAATTCCTCAAGCCCATCCTCCCGATCTTCGAGATATCTGTATCCGACGTTATTCAAATGCCAGTCTTCTTCATGCCCGTCCCACTCAATGAACGAAACCACCCAACAGTAAGAACCGTCACTGGCGTACTTCACTAGCTCGTACCGGTCTTTATCCGGTAAAGGTCTTACTTCGAAACTCTTAAATCTCATCAGTAATGTATCCTTTCAATGCGTCCAACAATGAACGCTGTGTTGCATCCTTATCCTGTAACGCTGCAAGTACTTTGTCATCCAAAGTATTCTCCGTGATGATGTGATGAACTATCACAGGATACTCCTGCCCCTGTCTATGCAGCCTTGCATTCGCTTGGGTGTATAACTCAAGACTCCACGGAAGACCGAACCACACAATAATATGAGCGCCTTCCTGTAGATTAATACCATACCCCGATGAAGCCGGGTGACAAAGGAGCATACTTATCTCTCCGTTATTCCACCGATCAATATCAGCGGAGTCTTTCAGAACAACTGCATCCTTAAAAGTTTTCTGTAGCCTTGCGAGGTCATGCTTATAAGAGTAGAACACTAGCAAAGATTGCCCCTGTGATGACTCTACGATCTCCTGTAGCGCTTCCAACTTCCGGTCATGTAAATGGAATACTCCTTCGTTATCATCGTACACAGCGCCATTTGCGAGCTGTAACAGCTTATTTGAAACGACTGCTGCCGTACTTCCTACAACTGCGGACTCCATAGTTTCAATTGAATCAAGCTTTCCGGACAGGATAGGAAGCACACGGTCTTTCTGAAACTGTTCATAAACCGACCGCTCACTTGGAGACATCCTTACCCTTACCTCATTGAAAGTAATAGGTGGAAGTTCAAGCCAATCCTCTTTACTCATGGACAGACAGATGTCTGAAAGCTTACGATCTATCCTCGACTTTGCACCGACACGCAATCGATATTCATATACGATATGCCCATTGTGTGCTGCCACATAGAAGAAAGCATTTCGATAACTACCTATATATTTACCTAATCTTTCTCCGCCATCAATCAGATAAATCTCCGCCCACAAATCCATGTAGCCGTTGGATGCCGGAGTTCCTGTAAGACCCCACACATACTCTGACATACCGATTACCCTACGCAACGAACGAAACCGTTTAGCCTGTGGATTCTTAAAAGAAGACAGCTCATCAAGAATTACTAAGTCAAAGTTCCAGTTCCCATTAAGATGTTCAACAAGCCAGGGTACATTCTCTCTGTTAGTTACATAGACATTCGCATCTTCTTCCAAAGCTTTCGTTCTTTGCTTCGCAGTACCGAGGATCTTACTTACTTTAAGATTCGATAAGTGATCCCACTTTGAGCATTCCCTTGACCAGGTATCCTCCGCAACTCTTTTCGGTGCGATGACCAGTATCTTCTCTATTCTTAAATCATCAAGCAGTTCATTTGCTACGGTAAGGCTAGTGACGGTTTTACCAAGACCCATGTCAAGAAACAGACAACCACGCTTATGAGTTCGCAGAAACTCCATTGCAATCTCCTGATGTTTCTTTGCCTTAAACTCCATCAGCTAACCCCCACTCTCGCTTCCACTGATTTATTAATTCCAGCTTCTTCTCTTTTGAAAGTTTTCTAGATGGAGGAAGACCTAAAGACTTCCTGTACTTACAGGCAGTAGACTGAGATTTGCCAAGCATCTTACCGATATCATCATCCGAATCGCTGTTTATATAAGCCTCAACAAAAGCAAGCCGAAACTCCATAGTTTTTTTATCTACATATATACCGGCGTTTCGATAACGATGATCAAAACAGTTTGTACATTTTGCTCTCTTGCAGTTCAAACACATCTTGATTCTTTCCGGAGAATCACCGATTGCCCCTTTAAGTTTTCTCTGCACCCTATCACTCCTTCCTGTAAGAAGTGCA